TAAGAAGTCAAATAAGACAATTAATGGGGAATGTATTTGGCGGCGGTGGCGGCGGTGGCGGAGGAGGAAACTTCTTTAGCAACCTATTTGGAGGCTTTTTTGCTACAGGTGGTTACATACCAGCTGGTAGAGTTGGAGTTGTAGGAGAGCGAGGTCCTGAAATGGTATCAGGTCCGGCAAGTGTTACACCTATGGGAGGTGGCGGTAACGTAACTTATAATATTAACGCTGTGGATGTGGATTCATTTAGGAACCTAGTTGCTACTGATCCATCATTCATATATGCTGTCACAGAACAAGGACGAGCAGAATTTAGGAATTCATAATGAGTACAGGTTTTCAGTATATTTTTAATAATGCGGCTGTTATTGATTACGAAAGACAACCAATAATAGCACAAACACAAAGTAGAGATGGCACATTAAGAGCCACATCTAGAGGCGGTAGTGTATGGAGATTTAAAGTAACTTATGCCGCAGGCAAACCATGGGAAGAGTTAAGACCAATCTTAGACTCTATTGATTTGAAAGGACGTCATACCAGCGATACAGTTTCAATTAATACAAGTGGACATTCATGGATATTTCCATACAGAGGTGCATCAAGCGATATAACAGGATGGACAGTTAATACTATAAGTGGTAACACTTGTACACTAGCAGGAACAGGAAGTCATACTCCTGGTGCTGGTGAAAAACTGTTTGGAGCAGGTGATTTAATTCAATTAGGTACAGGCGGACACATTTACACAGTAACAGCAGATGTTACAAAGTCATTAGGTGTTGATCCTACACTAACATTACATAGACCTATATTAGAATCAAATGCTACATATACGCTTACAATAGGACCGAGTGTTTCATTTAAATTGTTCTGTACAAAATTACCAGGTGTAAGGATATTTGATCATAACCTTGCTACATTTGATGGTAGTTTTGAATTCGTTGAGGATATGACTTAATGCCTAATCTAAATACACTAGACAGCATACAGCAAAACTTTTTTATTGAAATAAACATACCTACACAAGGTACACTTCGTCTTAGTGATTATCATATGGACTATACTGTTGATGGCAATTCGTATAATGCACTAGGCAGTTTATTAAACATAACAACAACTAAAACAGAAATTAGAGCAAGTAAACAAACTCTAACAGTTACAATTAGTGGTTTACCAACTGCTAATATGAACATGGTAAAGAATTTAAACATTAAAGGTAGTACTGTTACAGTACACAGAGCATTCTTTGATATTGCTACAGGTAACTTACTATCACTAGACATAACAAATCCACTAAAGCGTTTTGAAGGTATAGTTAACAATTTTACTATACAAGAAAGTTGGAATCAAGACAAAGGCGAAAGTAATTTTGCTATTGCTTTCCAAGTACAAAATCTTTTAGGACAACTATTAAAAAGAACAAACGGTCGTAGAACTAATCCTGTTGATCAAGATAATATATCATCAGGAGATTTAAGTTTTAACAGAGTACCAGACATAAGAAATTCAAACTTTAACTTTGGTGCTCCTGATACGATACCAAGAGTAGGAACAAAATAATGAGTTTATTCAGCAACATATTTTCTTTTGCTAAACCTGTTATTGGTTTTCTTACTGGCAACACTTTAGGTAGTCAAATAACAAGAACTGTATTAACAGGACTTGCTTTACGAAAACTATCACAATCAGATCAAAGAGAAAATAACTTTGAATCTAGCATACAAGAAGAAGAACCAGATTTTGGTGTAAGAGTACAAGCATCAGCTGATCCTAGTACTAAAATTCCTGTTGTATATGGTACTGCTTTTTTAGGTGGTAAGATTGTAGATGTAAGAATGACAGACAACAATCAAACAATGTGGTACTGTTTAGCATTATGTGAAGTAACAGGCGTAAAGTTAAGTGATAGTGCTCAAAGTGTTATAACATTTAAAGACATATACTACAACAACAGTAGAATAGTATTTCAAAGTGATGGACACACAGTTGATAATCTAGTAGATGTTAACGGTAAAGTTGATGAAAGTTTAAAAGGCCTTGTAGAGATTTATGCTTTCAAAGATGGCAGTACAAATCCTACAAACGTTGAAGACTTTGCTACACAGACTGCTAATGCTTATGATTTATTTCCTACCTGGACAAGCAATCATAGAATGCACAAGTTAGCATTTATACTAGTAAAATTAAAATACAACAAAGAAAAAAACAACAGTGGTTTAGGTAATATTGTTTGTAAATTAGAAAACAGTATGACACTACCAGGCGATTGTCTAAATGATTTAATGACATCAGATCGTTACGGTGCTAACATAGCCACAGCGGATATAAAACAATCATGAGTACAAACAGTTTAGCAGAATTGAATACACATAGCGACACAGAAGTTACAGCAACTGATGATAGAACATACAGTATTGCTTATACTACTGCTACAAGTACTGCTACAGTTAATAAAAGCGAAGGTGATACATTTAATCCTTTAGCAACATTTAACGGTAGTTTTACAGACATACAAAGTATTGACAACACTGGTACTGGTATTAGTATTGAAATAGACCTAAGCAATAATCCTCGTAATGACCAATTTAGTTTTGGTACATTGCCTTCAGGTGTAGTACTAACAAGTTCAAGTGGTGTGTTTACAGTAACTAAAATATACAACAAAACAGATTATGCTACACTACTAGCCAATGCTAGTTTGATATTACAAGATGTAGAAACTAATTTTACATTTACAGTTAAAGTAGAATATCCTAACACTAGCGATCCATCGCTTCGTGTATCAGATACACAAACAGTTTCATTAAACATTACAAGTACATTTGACGAATTAGAAGTACCAACAGAATTTGCGGCTTATGAAGAAAATCAATCTAGTGTTACTGTAAACACAGGTATAAACATATTAGATACAGAATCACCTGCTACAACAACTTACACATTTACTATAGCACACAATTCAGGTGGTAGTGCTCTAGCAACAGAAATAGCAAGTTTCGCACACAGTGGTGCACCTGCAACTTTTGTTTATACTAGTGGTGTATTAACAATTACAGGAACAAAAACACAAGTACAAGGAACGATTAACACACTTACATTTGTTCCAGCAACAGGTAGAGATGTAGACTATACAGTTAAAATAACATTGACTAGTGTTGCTTCTGGTAAGGCAACAGAACTAACATCAAGTGTTCTTGTTAGTAGTATTTCTACTATAACAAACACTAGTGTTGTTAGAGCTTATACTGAAAATGCTGTTACAAACAATTTATTTCCTAGTTCACCACCACAAACAGGAACAGGTATACAATCGGATTCAAGTGTAACTATAAATTTACAAATTGTTAGTTACTTAGGTTACAACACAGGTTTATTAGGTTATCTTAAAAATTATGATAACCAAGCAAGTCCAGGTAATGCTTTAAAAACTTTAAGTTTTACAGGTACGCCAGGACAAGTGGACACATTTTTATCAAGCAAAGTTATGTACATACCACCACCGGGAGAATCAGGTAGGCAGTATATAAAATACACAATTACAGGATCTGGCGGTAGTACAGAAACAGGTTATATACGAATTGACGGCACAGCAGATTCAACACCGGTATCCGGAGCGGGAACGGTGGTTAATTTATCAGCGGCAGGTAATACAAGTGTTAGTATTGCTGACAACCAAAGATATTTTCTACGTATGGATGTTTTAATGGTTGGTCCAGGTAGTGCAGGAGGAGACACTAATCCAGGACAACAAGCATCATATGGAGGAGGAGGTAGTGCTGGACATTACGTTTATATAAAAGATTGTAACCTAGCTACAAACACTACAGATACTACATTAAGATTTGTGTTAGGAACTAAAGGTACTATTACTGGCAATGCTTCAAGTGACTCAGTTACACAACCTAGTGACACTTATGTTGAACAGTATAATTCAAGTTCGAGTGGTACAAAATATATTACATTACCAGGACCAACTGGTGGTGTTTACGGCACTGGTACAGGACAAGATGCTCATTGGAGTAGTACAAGCAGTAGAACATTAGATCCTACACCAGACTATACAGGTTATGTTTATAGAGATCCTTCAAGTAACAATCCGTTTGATGGAACACTACAAGCAAACAAAACACAACCAAGTTTAACACAAGCAACATTGGCTTCACCAGCACTAAATTATTTAGAGTCAAGTGGAACAAGAGTAGCAGGATCAAACCAATTAGCAACAACAACAGCATACAACAACAGTGAAGGTGGTAAAGGTGTAGAAGGTGGATTAGGTAGTACTAGCACAAGTGCAGGACCTTACACAAATGATATCACAGGTTCATCAGTAGAATATTGTTCAGGAGGACCGGGAGGCGGTTCAAGTTCAACTGCTATAGTAAAAGCAGGAAACGGTGGTAAAGGTGCCGCTTACTATCCTGACAATGGCACTTACTATTCTGGTACAGATGGACAGGAAGGCTTTATTTTTGTAAAGTTCTATGAGGTAACATAATATGGCAAGTATTAGTAGTTTAAGCAGATACAGAATTAATGGTGTTATTGACACAGCAAAACCTGTTATGCAGAATTTAGAAAACATAGCCAACTCAGCAGGCTCGTGGTTAACTTATGATGTAACAGATGGTAAATGGAGTGTTGTAATTAACAAAGCAGGAACTAGCACATTTAGTTTTGATGACTCAAACATAGTTGGTGGTGTAAATGTATTTGGTACTGGCTTAGACAAATTATACAATAGTGTAGAAGTACAATTTCCAAACAAAGACTTAGATGATGGTAATGATTTTGTAAGAATTGATTTAACATCAGGACAAAGAAAATCAGCAGAACCTGATAATTTAATGAAACTAAATTATCCTCTAGTAAATGAACCTGTTCAAGCACAGCTATTAGGTTTCTTAGAACTAAAGCAAAGTCGTATAGACACAACAATAGAATTTATAGCAGATTACACAGCAAGTAAAGTTAGTGCAGGTGATGTTGTTGATATTACTAACACAGCACACAGTTATACAAACAAATTATTTAGAGTACTACAAACAGAAGAAATAAACACAGGCGCTAGTATACAAATTAAAATAACAGCATTAGAATATGATGCTACTGTATATGATGCAGACTTTAGTAGAACACTACGTTCAAATGCTGATGGTGTTATTTCAATTGGTGACATAGGAAAAATGGCAACACCAACTGTAACAAGAATAGGTGGTGTTCCGGCGGCTAGTACTCCAGGCAGTGGCGAAAGTAAAACAGCGGCATTACCAAGACTGCTTGTTGAAAGTACTGTTCCTGATAATACTGATGCTAACAACCAAGCAGGTATTGTAGAAGGTGTTGAAGTTTGGTATTATAATATACCTGACTCAGAATTACCAAGTTGGAGCACAGTTGACGATGATGCTAGAATATATCATTTACATTCAATAGTAAGACCAGGTAATAAAGTTTCAACTACAAAAGGAGAAGTGTTTGATCCTGGAGAAGAAATTGATTATGAAATTACAGACTTTACTACAACAACAGGATACAGTGGTAATTTCTTAGTTAAACTTAGAGCAATAAATTCAACAACAAAAGGACCTTTTAGCACTCGTAGTGGTTTGGTTAATTATGTTCCAACACAAAAAACAGACATGATTGATGATAACACTGGAGTTGACACAGGCAGTGGTAACATATTAACAACATTTGGCATGGCGGCTCTTATGAGTTTGTTAAATGGTTTGATGAGAGATGGTACTGCTGGTAGTGGTAGTTTATTCAAAAAAATATTTGATGTATTCCAAGGAGATACTGGTGTTGATTTATTAGATTCAAGTAAAAAACCAATTAACTGTGTTGACGCTTACAGTTATGTTGATGGCTACATAATTAAAAATCATCACAATGTTCCAAACGACGGTTGTTTGAAAACAGAACTAATACCAGCAAATCCAACATTTAGTGAGGAAGTAATATAATGGCTAGAACGGCTTGTGTAGCAGAAGGTAAGACGCTAAGAGTAAAAATGACATTACCAGGCACTCCAGAGGATGCCTTATCAAATTCAGTAAACGCTTATGCAATAACATTAGGTACAGCAGTAGCGGCAGATATAAACAACCTAGCACTATCAGGTACACCAACTGTTAGTGGCAATGAAATATATGTTGACATTGTATGTCCAGCAATAGTAGGAGGTTCAAGCGACAAAACATTTAGTATTGTTATGAGTGCTTTCTCAGGTACTATAAGTGAAACATGGAATGTAACAATTAAAAACAGATACCTCACAACACAAACTAGAGCATTTGTTACAAGTGCTTCAAGTGTTGATGAAGGCAATAGTGTAACAGTTACAGCAACATTTTCAAATGTTAATGGAGGAGACACAGTTGGTTACACAGTATCAGGTGTTAGTACTGCTGATATTGGTGGTGAAAGTTTAACAGGTAATTTAACATTTGTTGAAGCCTGTACAGACACAATTATAGCACAAAAAACATTTAACATTACAGCAGATGCTTCAACAGAAGGCACAGAAACAATGGTTGTTACACTAGCAACTGGTGAAAATGTTTCTATAACTGTTAATGATACAAGTCCAACACCAGCACCAGCATATAATATGACTGTTAGTCCTTCAAGTGCCGCAGAAGGTACAAGTTTTACATACACATGGACAGCAACTAACACAACAGTAGCAGATGGTACAGTTTTATCAGTAACAATGAGTGGTAGTGCTGTAACTAGTGGACGTTATAGTGATAGTACTACTTTTAACACAACTGTTAACAGTAACCAAGCACAGTTTACACAAAACACAAATGACCTAGCAGGTTATCAAGGAACTGAAACACTCACAGCAACCGTTACTACATCACCATATGGTGCTTCAGCAACAGCAAGTGTAACAGATGATGAAGTAGCAACATTTAACAACATGGTTACTGTGCCATTAAGTTGGATGCCAGCATATGATACAAATGATAACCAATTAACATCATTAACACCTTACAAATACATTACAGTACCAGCTGGAACTACTAATGTTCCTACAGCAGTTACAGTAACAAAAGGTTCTACAAGTACTATTGCTATAAATTCAACAACAGGTATTGATGTAACAGCAAATCAAGGTGGTTATAAAGCACAATTGATAACAACATTTAATGGTGTAGGTGCTAGTGGACCTGTTACAGGGACCGTGGTAGATGCTGTTGGATACGCCATTACGTAAGATATAAATAACTGTGAGGAGCAACATCATGGCAAAGAAACCAATGAAAACTAAGAAGAAAAAAGACAAAAAGAAAAAGAAAACCTCTAGAGGTTAATTAATTAACAAGAATATATTAGAACACTAGTATATTCATTTCCAACAGGAGAGAAAGCAATGGCAGGCGTATTATCATTCAATGAATTTATCGGTGGTGCCGATCAAATTGTATTGAAACAAGACTTTCCAAGTTCAAGTAAAAACTTGGTTTATAATTTTGGACAAGATGTAACATCTTGGACATTCTCAGCAGATTATCAAGCAATCGTTGTAGATACATTAACATACAATTCAATCACAGGCGAACCTAATTTTAGTTCAAGTAAAGTTATTGGTTCTTTTCCAAAAGTTGAAGTGACAGGCGGAGCGGCTCCGTCAGTAACAAGTGCGGCATCAGGATTAGTAAGATATACACTACCAGATGGTATGTATACAGGTGCTCTAGTTCCAGATGCTAGAAAAAATGTAGTAATTGTTATAGTTTCCAATTCATGGCAAACAAACGACACACCTGCACAGTTTAGCAGTCATCGTTTTGCTATTATTCAATCATATGAGCCAGATGTAACTATTGGAGATCCTACAGCAGAATCAAATTACACAGCGTTTAGCATATAAGGAGAACTGCTATGGGAATCACAGTAACGGCTACAAGTATACAGCCGAAAGATATTACAATAAGTGAAACTGGTGAAAAAGTAACTGTTACAGACAGTACAGCTACAGTAACTAACATTGTAAAAGATACACTAACACTAACACTAGCAGGTGCTAACACTAATTTAGGTGACTTGGCTAATGTTGAGATTACAAGTGTAAGTGATGGACAGTTATTAGTATATGAAACTTCATCAGGCAAATGGAAGAACGCCGCTAGTAGTTCAGGTGTTACAAGTGTAAACTCTAAAACAGGTGCTGTTACACTAGTAACAGATGATATTGCTGAAGACGGTGCTCCTACAAACAGATATTTTACAGATGCTAGAGCAAGAGGCGTAGTTAGTGCTACAGATGCCGGAGGTGATGGTAGTTTTGCTTACAACAGTGGTACAGGTGTGTTTACATACACAGGACCTACTGCTAGTGAAACAAGAGCACACTTTACAGCAGGCAGTGGTTTAACACTTGCTTCAGGCGAATACAGTATTGGTAATGATGCTATCAAAGACACAATGATTGACTTTGGTACAGGTGCTACACAAGTATCTACAGCAGACGTACCAGAACAAACAAATTTATACTACACAGATAGTAGAGTACAAACTAAAATTGATGCCAACTCAGCAGGATTTATAACAGCAAGTTCTACTGATACACTTACTAACAAAAGTGGTAATATCAGTATGTTTACTAATGACGCTGGTTACATAACAAGTGAAACAGACTCACAAACTTTAAGTTTTAGTAGTCCTAACTTGTCAATTAGTAGCGGTAATAGTGTTGATATTAGTGCTATAACAAGTGCTTATTTGCCACTAACAGGTGGTGCTTTAACAGGAGCATTAACAACAAACTCAACTATTGATGGTGTTGATATTGCTACAAGAGATGGTGTACTAACAAGTACTACAACTACAGCAAATGCGGCATTACCTAAGTCAGGTGGAACAATGACTGGTGCTATTGCTATGGGAACAGAAAAAATCACAGGATTAGGTGATCCCGCGGCGGCACAAGACGCGGCTACTAAAGCCTACGTAGATGCTAATGTTAGTTCAGTAACAGCAAGTTCAACTACAACATTTACAAACAAAACAATTGATGCTAACGGTACAGGTAATAGTATTACAAACCTAGAAGTAGCAGACTTGGCAAGTGGTGTATTAGACACAGACATTTCAAGTGTAAGTGCTTCAGATGATACACTTGCTTCAGCAAAAGCAATTAAAACTTATGCTGATACAAAAATAAGTGATGTAGTTAGTGACACAACACCACAATTAGGTGGCGATTTAGATGTAAATGGTAACAGTATTGTTTCAACATCTGATGGCAACATAGTAATGGATCCTAACGGTACTGGTGCTGTAACTATTGAAGGTGACGGAACTACACCAGGTAACTACGCCGCAAGATTAGCAAGATTGGCAAATCCACCATTAGTAATTGACAACAAC